CAATGAATAAGGTGTCAACCCCGTCGATGTTGATCGATCCGTCAGCGCTTGCTGCTGCAAAGAAGCAAGTGACTGATATGATTTGTGATCGAGATCACGGGACTGACGCCCGAACGTTGAACTTCGATGAGGCGATTCGTGGGATCCCCGGTGATGAGCGTTACCCCGCTATCAATCGATCGACCTCCCCAGGATATGGGTGGTCGAAGATTGGTAAGGGTAAAACTTACTACCTGGGCTCCGATGATTTTGTCATTCGAAGTGAGGTGCGAGAGGAGTATGATAGGGTTCTCGCTCGTCTTTTGCGAGGCGAGCGATCAGGACTCTATTGGACCGACACTCTGAAGGATGAGCTGCGGCCCCTTGAGAAAGTCGAGGCCGGTAAGACGAGACTCTTCTCAGCTGGCGAGATGGTGCAAACCATCCTGCTACGACAATTCTTCATGGGGTTCAATGCCCACATGGCGCGACACGCGATCGCAGTCGAGTCCTGTGTGGGTGTGAACCCATACTCTCAGGATTGGACTGCAATAGCCAGAAAGCTCATGTTGCATGGACCGAACGTTGTAGCTGGTGATTTCACCAATTACGACGGGACGCTCCCTGCTGATGGGCTTTGGGCCGTGTTGGACGTCATCAACGCTTTCTACGGGGATGCTGGTGAGGAGAATAAGGTGCGCGCGTTGCTCTGGCTGGAGATCGTTAATTCGGTCCACATTCAGGGCGACATGGTGTACTCATGGACGCACAGCCAGCCTTCTGGTTGCCCATTCACGTCTATTCTCAATTCAGTTCTCCATAGTATTTTGGTGCGGGTTGCTTTTCTGTTGAGTGCTCGCAAGTATGCTCCTGAAAAGGCTTCGCTTGCGGTATTCGACCGAGAAATGTCCCATATCAATTATGGCGATGATGACGTCACAAACGTTTCCGCTGATGTGGACTGGTTTAACCAGATTACAATGGCGGAGGCGTATCTTACTTTTGGCATGGTGTACACCGATGAGACGA